AGACCCGAAGAAGGCTACCGAGTACTGCAACGCGGGAGAGGAGTTAGACGATGGAACCGATTCCCTCGACTAATCCGGTTCCCTCTTACGCCGTTATTCGGTGCGAGTGCGGATCCTGGATTATCTCTGGGCTTCCCTGCGCCGTCTGCTATATCTTAGAAACGAGGAAGAAATGACGCGATCGACCCTAATCCGAATCCTTCTCGTCTTCGAAGTACTTCTCTTCGTAGCTTTACTCGTTATTTCGGTTCGGTTCTAATGCTAAAACTTATCCCCAGAAGTTATCCCCAGGTTATTAACAGGCTCAAATTCTGGGGACGACGCGCTGAGCCTCGCGCTCATTCTTCTTCAATACACGGAAGCGCGGTACGCTCCGACCCGAACGCGGGGCCCGTAGGGATAGCCCGAAGCGTCGGTTCGGTGCTAGTGGCCGTCCTGTGTTTAATCCCTTCGGTATCTGAAGCGAGTTCTAATCAGGTTATAAAAGCGCAAACTTACGCCGCTTCTCTTCTTACTCCTTTAGAGTTTTCCTCCGCTTTAGTTCTTTGGGAGAAGGAATCTAACTGGAATACTAAAGCTCGGAACGGATCCCATCATGGTATATGTCAAGGGAGAAGCGAGTTCCTAAAGAATCGAAGCTACCAGATACAGATTCTCTGGTGTATCAAGTACGCTCGCTCTCGTTACGGATCTATTACCGAAGCCTTAGAGTTCTGGAAGGTTCATAAGTGGCACTAAACCGTAAGTCGATGGGCTCCTATCAATGGAAACAGCAACGCCTTCGAGTCCTTCGTCGCGATAATCAGACCTGCGCGTACTGCGGCGGAGAAGCCACTGCGGTCGATCATATAATCCCTGCCGTAAAAGGAGGCGATGACAGCCTGGAGAACTTAACGGCCGTCTGCAAGCCGTGTAATAGCCGTAAGGGGGCTCGTAGCGTTTTTTTAGGGGACACCTCTACCCCCTCTGCCTTTCCGGATAATCTACGCGTAAAAGACATTAAGGTCAATCCGGGCAAATCGGACATCGAACCGAGTGAAGCGGTTACGACCGGATTCGTCGCCGAACCGATACCGATCGGAAAAGGGGCCCGTAAAAAGAAGCCTCTTATCGGGCACACTAAGCCTCGAATCTCTAGCCCTCCACTAAAGGGTAAAAGTTACGGCGAAGAGTTTGCGGCCTTCGCGGAAAAAGTCGGGACTCCTCTTCTTCCGTGGCAGAAATACGTGGCGACCGATTTTTTAACCGTCGATGATTCCGGAATGTTTATCCGGAAGACGGTCGGGATTCTCGTTAGCCGTCAGCAGGGTAAGACTTACCTCGCGGCCCTCCGGATCCTTTTCGGGCTTTTCGTCTTAGGCGAAATGTCGATTGTCGCGATGTCGTCTAATCGGTCGATGGCCCTCGATACCTTCCGGAAGGTAGTAGGAATAATCGAGAGGAACGAGTTCCTTCGCTCGCAGGTATTACTTAACCGAGGGACGGTCGGAAAGTTCGGATCCGGTAACGAATGCGTCGAGCTCCTAAACGGGGCCCGATACGAAATCGTCGCCGCGACTCGTGACGGCTCTCGCGGTAAATCCGCCGATCTGCTTTTTATCGACGAGTTACGCGAAATCTCCGAAGAAGCCTGGTCCGCCGCGAAGCCTACGACGCGCGCTAGAGCTAACTCGCAGACGATATTAGTCAGCAACGCGGGAGACGCGTTCTCGACGGTTCTCAACGATTTACGGGACCGAGCTCTTAGTTATCCGGCGAAGTCTTTAGGCTGGTACGAATACTCCGCGCCGCAACACGCGAAGCTTACGGATCGACAAGGCTGGGCTATGTCCAATCCGGCTCTCGGGTACACGGTAACGGAGGCGGCTATCGAGGAAGCTCTCTCGACCGATACTCCCGAGACCTTCCGAACGGAAACATTGTGCCAGTGGATTTCGTCACTTTCCTCGCCTTGGCCTATCGGAGTTTTCGAAGACCTCGGAGATCCTTCTCTCGTAATAGGCCCGGGCCCCGCGACCTTCTTCGCTTTCGATGTAGCCCAGTCGCGGCGTACCGCTTCTCTTATGGTCGGTCAGATGACGGCGGACGGAGAAAAGATAGCCGTTAAGATTCTCGACTCCTGGACTTCTTCCGTCTCCCTCGACGAGTTAAAAATTGCGGCGGATATTAAAGGCCATTGTGATTTATACATGCCGCGCGCCGTTATGTTCGATCATTACGCGACGGCGACGATAGCGAGTCGGTTAGAAGTCTCCGGCGTTAAAATGGTCGATGTCTCGGGCCAGCAATTTTACCAAGCGTCTATGGATCTTCTCGACGCGATGGTTTCCGGTCGCTTAATCCATGACGGGGATTTAAACCTAGTAAACCAGATGAACGCTTGCGCCGCGAAAACTAATGAAGCTTCCTGGAGAATTATTCGACGACAGAGCGCTGGAGATATCTCCGCTCCGATTTCCCTAGCGATGATCGTTAATCAGATGAACCTTCCCGCTCCGGTCGCTCGGATTTACGCGGGCTAAACTCGCCGAAGCGCGTTATGTCCGTTTCGCGGCTTTTAGGGCTATTCTTCCGCTATGGGTATCCTTTCGGCGCTTCGCTTAGTTCCTAAAGATTCGACGACGCTCGAAAGTCAGTACGCTCCAGCGATTATGGACGCGCCTTACGGAGTTTCATACTGGAATAATAACGGACTCGGTTTAACCGATGTTTCCGTCGATATCGTTAGCGCCATGCAAGTACCGACCGTCGCAAAGTGCCGTAATTTAATTTGCGGCGTTGTCGGCGGAATCCCTTTAAACCTTTATAAAAAATCTACCGGAGAAGAATTAGGTTCTCCCGTCTGGTTAGACCAGCCGGATATTAGACAACCTCGAAGCGTGACGATCGCGTACACGGTTCAGAGTTTATTATTTTATCAAGTCGCATACTGGGAAGTCACCGCCGTCTATAAAGATGACGGACGGCCTTCCAGATTCGCTTGGGTGCAGAACGAAAGAGTTACGACGAAACTAAACGCTTACTCGACCGAAGTTGAAGCGTATTTAGTTAATAATGAAGAACGACCTATGTCCGGCGTCGGCAGTCTTGTTACATTCCAGAGTTTAAATCCCGGAGTGCTTACTACCGGAGCTCGAACTATCCGCGCCGCTTTAGATTTAGAAAAGGCGGCGAGTATCGCGGCCGCGACTCCAATCCCTTCCGGATATATAAAAAATTCTGGTGCCGATCTTCCAGAGTCGCAGATAGCGGGACTTCTAGCCGCCTGGAAATCCGCGCGACAAAATCGGGGAACGGCTTACTTGACTTCAACGCTCGATTATTCCGTTACTTCTTTCTCGCCTAAAGACATGATGTACGACGACGCTATTCAGACTTTATCGACGCAAATCTGTCGCTTAATGAATGTTCCTGCGTACATGGCGTCGAGCGACGCGAATAAATCTATGACATATCAGAATATCTTAGACGCAAGAAAAGAGTTTTACGCTTATACTCTCGCTCCTTATGTAAACGCAATTGAAGATCGTCTATCTCTCGACGATATAACCGCGAACGGAAATTATGTACGCTTCGAAGTTGATGAAACTTTTCTTCGCGCGGACGCGACGACTCGACTCGCTACGATAGAGAAAATGCTCACCCTTGGTTTAATTACTTTAGATCAAGCGATGGAAATGGAAGACCTCTCACCGAATGGAGATAACTCATAATGAAACTTACTTTTTCGCAACCTATACAGGCGGCGGACGCGGAACGCCGAATAATTTCCGGAAAGATTATGGAGTACGGAGCGACTGGATATACTTCCGCCGGGCCCGTAGTTTTCGAAGCGGGTTCTATCGAGATCCCTTCTCCGAATAAGGTTAAACTTCTCGCTCAACACGAACCGAATAATCCTATCGGTCGCGCGCAGAGTTTTAATAACTCCGGGGATTTTATTTACGGAACTTTTAAAATATCGAGCTCTAGTAAGGGAACCGATTACTTAACCCTCGCCGCCGAAGATTTAATTTCCGGCCTTAGCGTTGGTGTAGAAGTAATCGCTT